CGTATCTAATTTTTCTGTTTTCTCCTTTTTCAGGATCAAATATAATATCCTCAGCCTTTAATAAAGAAACAACAGGGTACTGTGGTTGCCCATTTCTTTTTTTAGCCTTTGAAATCATTAGATAAACAGAAGCCTTATATTCTTGTTTCTTATTAGTAAATTGAGGGGTAAATTTTTTCTCTACTATGGGAGCTTTAGCTACAACCTTTGTAGACGTAGGAGGCGTTACAGCCTTACGTGTTTTTGTTGGTGTCATAATAATTATTTTCTAAAATTAACTTAAAGTTTATAAAAGGAGGGGATTGCTCCCCTCCAATAAATATAATTAACTATTTCTAGTTATTAGCTAGCATCAATTACATCAATACTAACGCATGCTGTAATGTGTGTACTGCAAAATAATGAATTTTCACTATCCGCAATGTTCACAAATGAATTACTTCCAGCAATTGAAGGCTCTGCTATAACTTTAGCTAGATCTTGACAGGCTTCTTTGTGCTTACCAGTAGCAACTGTCAAAACAATAACCGTATGATTTACAGAAATGTCTGCGTCACCAGTATTAGTTTCTTGACCAACTGATTCATCAAAGTAAACTCTCATCTGTGTAGATGTTGCCATCTCAAAGTGAGACACCTTACTAACAGGGAACATAGCTACTTGTTCGTCTGCTGCAGTATCATTAGGTGTGTTACTTGCAAAATATAAATATCTCTCCATTTTCTTATGTTTTTTTATATATTAATAATTATGATTTTTTGAACAATAAGAAACGGTTAGGAGCAAATCCTTCAAAACCACGTTCAGTACGGTAGTTACATCGTAACTCATCAACACCAGAAGTTTTGTTTTGTAGAATAGCACCACCAGTTAACCAGTGCTCCATCTCACGAGAGTATCCGTTAGCTGCTTTATATCGCATTCTTAACGAAGGAATCTTCTCACCAGATTTAGCATCACGTTGTGAATCCATAGGAATACACATTCCGTAACCATTGTAATTAAATCCAGCAGCACCTAACAAGTCAGGACGGTTAAATAGGTCGTAAGTTTTCTTATGGAAAGTATAACCACCACGAGAGAACGAGTTAAAACCTAAGTTCAATGCCATGTCTTTGTTATTTGCAAAAGTACCATAGTTAGCACCACCTGCAGCATAAGCTCCTTGTGCAGCTAATAGGTCATCAATATCTAAAGATAAGTTAATACCAGCGTAAAGAGCCATCTCTTTTGCACCTCTATACTTATCTAAAGATTTAATAGCAGCATCAAAGTCAGCCATTGTAATCGCTGAAGAACCAAGATCCATAAGTTGACCTCTTGTTTCTATAAACTGTAAAAGACCTTCTGTAGTAGATAATTTATTACCAGTACTATCATCTGCAGTACCATCGAACAAAGTGCCATCTTCTTTTTGACCTACGATCATTGCAAGCTCAGAGTAATCTAAGAATCGTTGGTGAGTGTCAGCCTCACCTTGCAAGTACCACAAGTAACCAGTCCCAAACTCAGGAGAGTTTACTTTTACATAAATAGCGTTAGTTGCTTCAGAACCTGAAACTACAAACGACTCTTTAATGATTTGACACTTGTTAGAGTAGTGGTGAACACGAGGTACAAGACCTTCTGGTTGATCAGTTTGTTCTCCAAAAGCATTACCTACAATAGAGAAAGCTGTATCAGCACCATTTCCTGCTAAAGAACCGTTAGAAACAGTTTTTAACGTTGCGGTAGTATCTGTATCAGAAGCTTTAGGCTCAGATACATAGTACATAACTCCAGACCCACCTAATAAAAGGTCTCCCTCTCTTAAAGCGTTGAAGTTATTTACAAGACCATCTGCTTGTATTGTACAAACACCAGAACCACCTGTAATAGAACCTGTAAAGGTATTGTGAAGGAATGTTTCTTCATAGTGTTCAAAAGTTTGAGCTGTAGTTTCTTTTTTAGAACCCATCAACTCCATAAGTCCAGTAATCCCTTGATTACCGTATCGTTTAATCAACTGCTCGTCTACATCACGTTTGTGAAAAGAACCAGCAGTGTTATCTCCTGAAGCAATTAAATCTGCAGAAGATACATAATTAGATGTCATTGCTCTAGCAACGTTAGAAGGCTTTGCCTGTAACGCTACTGTTGAGCCAGATCCATCTGCTATACTTACTGTAGCCATTTTTTTATATTTTTAAATAAATAATAATTAATTTTCGTTTTAACCTAAAATTTGTTTTCTCAACATATCAAGAGTTGACTCTTTTCTCTGAGGTGCATCTTGTTTATCTTGTGTAAACGAAGGGTTCTTAATCTCATTAATTACGCTTTCTGTTCCTTTGCTTCTGTACTGATTAGCAACACCTCGAACAATCTTATCCATATTGTTTAAGATATACATATCAGTATTAAGAGCATCAAAGTCCCAGTTACCACTTTCATCGACATACTTATCAAAGAAGTTTTCTAGGTCAGAGTTATAATTTTTAATCTCGTTACGAGCTTCGTCATCAAGATTGTAAACATACTCCTCACCTTGGTCATTCATCTCAAATGATAAACCTTCAAGGTCATTAACCTCAGATTCCATTTGACCTAACCACTCACTTCTTTCTTCTTCAGATACACCAGTATCAAAAGATTCATCAGGTAGAGCATACTCCTCTTTTACCTGATTAAAGTAGTCTCTAGCTTCTCTAGCGTCCTTCATGAGTTGAACCTTACCAGCGTTGGTTTCCCTATCACTATAAGCCTCTTTGTCTGTTTTGTACGTTGTCGCCATATAATCATTTAACTCTGCATCAGTTAAATCTGGGTTATCTATTTTTAGATATTCCTTCATTAAAGCGTCATCAGACACGTTGCTTAAATCAACCGTTTGAGTGTTAAAGTAATCTTGAACTGTACGACCAGTGTTTTTAACGTACTCATTAATAACTTGAAGCTGCTCGCTAGCAAAGTCATTGCTTTCTGTTTGTTCACCCGTTGTGCCAAAATCATCAAATGATGATATGTCTCGCCCAAGCTTTTCGCTAAGGTATTGTAAGACAATTTCGTCATCACTGATTTCTTCACCCTCTTCAGATTGACTATCGTAGTTTTCATCAACGTTAGTTTCCTCAGTATTTAAAGAACTCTCACCTGTTAAGTCTATAACGTTGGACTGCTCCTCTGTTATAGATTGAGACTCATCTGGTTGGTTTTCATCACCAGTTAAGTCTACAATATTTTGTTGGTTTTGTGGTTGTTGAACCTCTCCACCTAATTTTTTTACTAACTCTTCTCTTATATCCATTGTCTTAAATTTAACTTAGTTATTTTCGCAAATATAAACTATTTTGTATTAATGTCAAATTATTGAGGTACATTTTGCTCATTACCTAAAGGACCTCTTTTACCTTGTCTTTGTTCAATCATCTGAGATTGATTTATAGCAGACTGTTGTTGAACCTCTTTTCTTACACCACCCTGAACAGATGCAGCACCTTCTTTACCAAGGTTACTAAGCTCTATTTCTCTTAACCTTCTTTGATGTTGAGCTTGTTCAAATTGTTCTTTTAATTGATACTCAGCTTGCTTTAATTGTATTTCAGCCTGAGTTTTAGCTTGTATTCTAGCTTGCTCTACTTGAACTTCAGCCTGCATCTCTTGTTGCTTAAGTTGTGCAGCTTGTTGAGCTGACTGCTGTTGTAGTTGAGCATTTTGCTCTGCTGCTTGTTGTGCTATAGATTTTTGTTCCTCTTGATATTTTTTTCTTCTTAAGATTAGCATTTGATTAGCCATCTTAATATTCTTAATAGTACGAATCATAATAGCATCTTCTATTCTAAGTTCTTTTTGTGCTAAAGAAACTTGAATGTTTTGCTCCATCATCTGTTTTTCTTCCTCGCTAGGAGACACATCTAATGTTATACCAAACTCATGTATAGAAAGTTTTTTCATCATATCTATACTTTCCATAGATGACTCACCAATAACGTTTGTATACATCTTATGTAAACTTTTAAAGTTTACTAGGTCTTGCATACGAATTGTTATACTCTGTGAAAGTCTTTTTGTAACATTAAGATAAGCATCGTTTATATCTCTAGTAGCGTTATTAGAAGCTAATAAAGATAACTTCTGTACCCCAACCAAAGCCTCGCTAGATGGTTTAGATGCATCTCTAGCTTCATTAACACCAGTCACATCTCTAATCATCTGCATATTATGATTATAAACACCTATAAGTGTTCCAAAATCTCTACCTATACCATTTTCTAATTCTTGTATAGGCATAGCTCCAGTCATTTGACCTTCGTCATCTATACGTCTGTAGTATATATTACCAGTCTGATCATATATTTCTTGTAACTCTAAAGGTGTGAATGTACCACCATCACCTTTTGATACGTTCTCTAAAGATCCTATTTCAAAAGCAGCACCTTTAGGTCTAGCCTTTGCAAGAACATGTTGTATCTTAAGGTGAGCTAATTGTATCTGATCAGCAAAAGGAATCATTCTATCTACTAAAGAACGACTCTTCATTTTGTATAAGTTTGGTTGATAAATTATATACGAAAGCCTAGTTTCAGATAAATTAGATTTAGGTCTAGGCATATCTTTCATCATACCATAATTAAATACATAATCTGTACCTATAATATATTTGCCTTTGTATACTACTTTTACAGTTTGACCTATATTTTCCCTTTTAGTTTTAGAGTTTTTAGGAGCCTTATAGTTAGATGGTTTTTTATTTACAGAGTAACCGCCAAACTTATTTTCTTTCTTCTCGTATTTTAAAGAGTGGCTAGTAATAAACTCAGCATCTAATACGTTAACACTAAACTTATCATAATCGTAAGTTTCGTTACCATTTTCATAATAAGCCTGAGTACCATAGTTAGATGGGTTATTGTTTTTACCAGCATATTCACTAGCTATCTTAATGTAATCATCTTCGCTAAACTCATCACCAGCCTGCATTTTTAAATCAGCAATAGTCATAGAGTGAATCTCACCTGCGTGACGTATATTTTTAAAGTCTGGTTTAGAAGAGAAAGATGTAATAAGATTTGCAGGATCAACGTGTCTTATTTTTACACCTTCTGTTTGAGATATTTCTGTTTTAGCTGCACATAAACCTAATACTACTAGGTCACGAATCATGTATCTTTTAACCTCATCATAATCATTTGCATCAAGAGTGTATTCTATAGCTTTTTCTAAAGCTATCTCTACATTTTGTTTATAGTTAAGAGCCATAAACATTTCAATCTCTTCTGTATTCTCTGCAACAAAACCTTTCTTAGAAAAAGATAAACCAGATTCATCCTCTACTTGTTCATAAAAATCTTTATTAATCATGTCTGCAAACATCATCTTTTTCTTTTCTAACCTTTCTTTTGCAGCTATAGGATCTATAGATTTAGCTTTTACATCATATTCTTGGTTTACCATACCATTCACAATGACATCTACAAACTTAGGAACTACAGATACAGGAGTAAAATCTATGTTAAGGTAAGAGGTGTCACCCTGAACATCAAGTAAGTCTTTGTATTTACCTATATCTTGATTACCTTCAGCGTAAGACCTGTTACGATTATATCGCATTTTACGATCTCTAAAGTACACATCACCATTGTTATGCCACTCGTAATACATGGTCTTAAAGTATTCAAGACCATAAGCCTTATCAGCTTTTTCTTCGTTAGTAGCTAAAGGTGACGGATAACCATTTAACTTTTGTTTATTATTACCGTAGTTCATGCTCTTATTCTTTTACTGTACATACCTTTATTGTTGTATTTTTTAACAAAAGGTGATGAAGCTTTTATTTCTTTTTTAGGTTTAATATATTTCTGTGACGCTAATAAAGCCAGTGATGACGATATACTAGCATCGTATTTTGTTCTATTATCTATCTCGAACCTACTCCAATCATCAAGAAGTGTGTTAAAGTAACATCTACCAATCTCTCCTGTACTAGCATTATAACCAACGTGGTCATATATATAAGTTGCTATAGCCTCTGCTTGAGCATTAATTACTGCAGCACCTGATCCAGGTATACCCTTTGTCTTTTGCTTTCCTCTACTCCATTCTGTATGAGTCATATCTGGTCTATCCATTAAGTATTCATAGTATCCTCTGTTTTCAAAATACTTTAATATTCCTACTTTATTATTCTCTACCAATATTTGACAACCATAGAATACACACATCTTAATCATGTCTTCGTAAAATATCTCCGCTTTAGGAGGTCTATTAATATACTCACACACAAACTGCATAGACGCATCGCTTGCCATACTAAACTTATGGAATACATGAGCAGCAGCATCAGACCTTCTACCATCCGTAGTGGTATCATGATCATAAGGGTCACATCCTGCAACCAAAGCATCTGATCTACCAGGGAACTTCTTGTTATACCTAGATGTAATAACATTTTGGTTTTGAACTTCTGGAACCCAAGTAATTTCCCATTTACCCTTTCTGTGAGGTATCCAAATAACCTCGCTATCTTGTACGCCATTCTTCCAAACAAACTCACCTTTTGTTGTAGGGCTATTATTAACCTCGTTGTAATCCATCTGTTGATAGATTCTTTCGACATCAAATATACAACTTTGTGTGTCATTTCTAAATGCCTCTTCTACAGTAAATGGAAACTGTCTTTTAAATTCAGATAACGCTGTGGTATCATCCTTTAAGGCCTCCCTTCTATTCTGTATGTAATCTCTAGCTCCAGTGTCAATACCCATCTCGTCAATCCCCATTACTGGGTCTTTTGGAGTGTCTATAACGCTATACCCATACTCGTCTATAAATCCTTCTAGGTTGTCAAAAGCAGGTATAAATAATTTATACAAACCACTCTTTGTTCTACCGTTAAGATCTTTCTCTCCCATATCAGAATCGTAGAATATATCTTTAAACTCTGCACCACCATCCTGTTGTTTATTAGCAGTGGAGCCCATCATGCATTTACCAACTACTTTTCTACCAAGGAGTAAACAGGTTTGAGTTACACCCCAGTTTTTCTTTATAGAGTTTTGACCCGTCCACTTACCTGCTTCATCATGCACTAAAAGCTTAAGCTTCATACCGTCATAACTATTATCAGCAGTATTCTTCCAATCTATAATAGAGTTTAAAGCTTCAGACTTCTCTATATGCTTTTGATTTTTAGTAATCTTTTTAGCAGGCTCCCTAAAAGCAAGCTCTACACGAGGATTACTAGAACCATCTTGTATAGGTTGAAAAAAGAACGGGTAGTTCCTGTATATACGAACTACCTTGTCAGTAAACATTGTCTTAGCATCAGCACCTGTTTTAGATAATAAACCAAAGTTGCTGTCATACATTTGTGTAGCTTGATTTACTATCTCACTACTTGCCATGTATGAAAAACCACTACGTCTGTTTTTAAGAAAACACATACCGTAAGAGTTCTTGTCGTTTTTACACGCTTCCCAAAAAATAAAGAACGTCCTATTAGCATCCCTGTAATCAGGATAACCAACATCTATTTTACTCCACTGAAGAAACATATAATGAGACCCAGTGATATAAGTTGGAACACCATTGTTATAAAACCACAAACCATCTCTCCTTCTTCTAAACTCCTCATCTATGTAATCTACATAGTCTGTAGCATTTTCCCTTGTTAGTCCCTTTGGTATATCTTGCCTAACCCACTTTTGTTTTTTCTTAGGCAAGTTATAATACAGTATATCTTTTTTATATCTAGGCTTTTTAGGTATAACTATATTTAAGTTATCAAACTCTAATACGTCACCCTCACTACCTTCTATTAAATATACTTTATCATTTTTTTGCATACCTTTCAGCAAAAGACCCTTTAAAGTCTTTCTTTTCTTCTATTAAATTTTCACCTTCTTTAATTCTATCTTCAAGATTTTTTATTCCTAAAAGAATTTCTTGACAGTCCTCGAAGCATTCTCTTTTTGCTTTTATAGCTTGTCTTCTTTTAGCATCATCTTCTTCTATTAAGGGTTTACTAATCTCTTCTATAAGAAGATCTATAGCTCCTTTACTTGCCTCTATTAATCTTTCTAGAGTATCAAGTGCATAATTATTATTCTTCATAGACAGCTAGAATATCAAAGTTTCTCATTCTAAGTAAAGACTCTCCATTTATATTCATGTCATACTCAGAGTTCTCACTAAAAAATAATCTATCTCCTTTCTTAACCCCCTGATCTTTCATCCAATCATTTATATATACAGCGTGACCATGGAGTTCTACCTCAGAAGCTGAACTTTCTAAAAATATACCAGACTCACTTTTTTCAGCTTCTTTATGTTCTTGTTTTACAAAGTTCCAAATACCTATTGGTATCATTTCACCATCTCTTTCAACTAAATATATTTGAGTTGAATTAGCCTGATAGACCTCTTTGTCATCAATATATTTTACTTTATTTGCGTCTGTTGCAACAAAATGGTGAAACCAAACTTTATCACCTTTTTGTATATCTAAATTATTATGTATAGGTGTTTCATAAACCACTCCAAATTGTCTTGCTAATTTCATTGGATCATAAGACGTGTCTCTATACAACTCAATACCATTTAAGTTAATAGTATCTTCAGTTTGCTTTACCACTTCTATCCAGTAAAGGTCTTTAATTGGCTTCATATTTATTTATTTTAAATTTACTTAACTTCGTACTCTTCTTCCAGTACTGCAGTGTTATACTCTATAGCTGTAGGTTGAGAGAAAAACCTTTTCCAAGGTCTTGAGAACTCCTCTACATCTTTCTTTACATACACATCATACACCACCTGTTGATGCTTGTACCACGCTGCCTCATCTTGTATTATGGCTGTGACTTCTAGAGAACCTCCAAGCATCTTTTGACCTACCTGATAAGTCAGTCCTTGCTTTAAGTCCCCTATTGTTATTTTTCTTATAATAGGGTTTATTGCTTCCATATTTATTTAATTTAAATTTAATTATACTATATTACTCTTGAGATTCTTACGTAATGAACATGAAGAACATCTATTGTTGCTGCTAAACTTTGTATACCTATATAAGGAAGTAAATTAGCACTAGCAGTCATTGCTAAAGATTTTGTTGTTGCTACAGATTGAGTTGCACCACCTGCTGTTGCAGTTGTAACTAAACCATATTGAACACCATTTACAAATACACTAATTTGTCTGTTCCCATCAAAAGAAATTTTTAATTTATAAACGGTGCTAGCAGTAACTGTTATTCCTAAATCTGTTATATAATCAGTACCTGCTACACTGTATATAAAGTGAAGGTTAGCATTAGTAGTTAAGGTTCCTAAATCATCATCTGTAGCGTATAAAAAATAAGCTTTATCATCTTGATCTGCAATAGTACCACGATCTGTCCCTAAATTAAGTCCAGCAAATATAGCTTGGCTTGTAATACCTGTATGAGTAGAAAAACCTATATTAAGATCTATTTGATCACTAGGTGTAAAAAGTACATTTCTCCAAGGAGTAACATTACCTATAGTAGTATTATTACCTAAATTAGATTTTTTAGGTCTAAGAATCATTTGATCATTATCAGCTCCATTAGTAAAAAACTTAACACCTGGTTTAGCTCCACCGTATTGCATCAATGAATCTATAGAGTTAGTCCCAGACATAAACCAATTAGGATTAACTATAATATGAGGATCTATTGTAATTTGAATTGTAAAGGTCATACTAGCAATGTCAACACCAGTATTAGCTATTCTAATCTTACAAGACCCATCTGCTACATCATAAGCTGTTACAACAACACTAGCATTATCAGCTATAGTGGCACTGGTGTCAACAAGAATAGCCTGCACATAAGACTTAGAGTATATCATGTCACTGTTAAAGGTAAACTCTTGAGAGTCATTAGCAGCTAAGTCATTAGCTACTGTAGTAATTCTAGCTAATTTAGTGTGACTAGTTACAGCATTTGTTGCAGATGAAGCTTGAGTTATTTCAGTTTCTTGTATATCTTTATAAGGCATATCTTTAAAATACTCATCAAGATTATACCTATCTTCAGCTTCAGTTAAAACACCTGATATACTAAGGTTACCACTTTGATCTAACTTCATTGTATTAGCACCATTAGTACCAAAAAACATAGAGTTAGTAGAGTGGTCGTAGGTTATAAGGCCTACATCATTATCGTCTGTATCCCCAAAGAATATATTACCTGATGAAGAAGATCCTGATAAAATAGACAAACCTGCATCAGATGAGTTTTCTAAAGTTAAAAGATTTGCAGACGTATTAGATGTTACAGATCCTGCACTTACAGACATCACATGAAGTAAACCATCAGGAGTTAAACCCCCTGTACCAATACCTACTTTTAAAAACTCTGCTTTATCTGTAGATAAATTCATAGCAACTGAATTACCAGCACCAGTTTCTACAGAACGTAAATTTGTATCTGTTATTTCAGCAGAAGTTTGTATTAAATTTTTATATGTAGATGATATTGACTTTCCTTTTAACGTAGACATTTTAATTTTTCTTTATTTTTTCTATAGACCTACCAGCAAAGTAAGCTCCATATACTGTTATTAATAAGGTTTGATATATAGGAATGTAACTCTCTTGTATAGTAAATCCTCCTACATTCCCATCAAACACTGACAAAACTACAAAAATTGCAGTTAAAAATATACATATCAGTGGTCTAATATTTTTAGATAGCCAGTTGTCAGACTTCATATCAGCCTCCCAACGTCTTGTAACTTGTTCTTGAGCTTGAGCTTCAGCTTTCATAAGAACCTCTTCCATAGCCTGTTTAGCAGCTAAACGTTCTTCTTCTGATGTAGATAAATTATCTACAACATTACCAAGCTTTTCAATTACTCCTCCACCTAAAAAATTTAACAACTTACTCATACCTCTGCAAATTTATATTTAGTTCTTCCCTTATCATCTTTGTAAGCTTCAAGAACTTCACTTCTATTGTTATTTTTCTTTAGAGATATGTGTATCCAAGAGAAATCAAACTCATTTATCATCTGATCAAACTCTAAACCTGAATCTAAAATCCAATCATAGATAAACTTATTATTCATTTTTCCATCACTCCAGTATTGCAGGTCCAAAGCTTGAGCTTTGCTATGCTGACTGCGAGATGATCCACCAATAGCTTTATTGAGTTGTGGACTACGATAACCACTACTAATACGAATAGGACCAACACCGTCCCTAAGAGGTTGTATGAGGTTGTCAATAAGGTTTTGCATATTTTCCAAATGTTCCTGAGACATCTCATTTTTTATTCCTAATCTTTTAGCTGTGTTGCTGTGCTCAATTTCTGCACGAGAAAAGTTTTTACTTAGTTTCATAATTCATTTTTAAAACGCTTCCATGACTATTTCATCTATAGAGTCTTGAACTTCTTTCTTAGTAGCCTCCATAGTCATCATTATATTTGCTTGAAATCTTTTTACCTCCTCGTTGTTATTTAAAACAAGTAGTGTAGGCACTACTACTATCTTATACTCGTTTGCCCACCTAGAGTCTGCTGCAATATCAACTCTCTTTGTTTCGCAATCAGTTAACTTAGTTAACCAAGGAACTTTATTGGCATCATTAAAACTAGCGTTAAACTCTACTACACATAAACCATCAGGAAAGTCTTGTCCAAAACTTAAAATTGGTAGTAGTAGAAAAAATAAAACTTTTTTCATAACAATTATTTTAGTTGATCAATCTTATCCTCCATCCTCAGCATTTGCGTTTTTATTTCTTTTACGTCATCTTGAGTCGTCATAATAGTTTGACGTATAAGTTGATCCTTCATGTCATACTCCATTCGAGTAATCTCTGGGTCTGGAGGTAATGGTAGTTTTTTAGCTTCTGCTATATCGCCTTGAAGTACAAACCAACCACTAATTACTGCAGCCATTAAAACACCTATGCCAGCTAAAGTTTTTAAACTTACCTGTACTGCTGTATCTTCATTTAATTCTTTTGCCATTTTTAAAATATTACATAATTAATTCCTACACTGAAGTTGTGCCAATCTCTGTTCCAATATTTATTATATCTTCCTTCCACAAATATACCTAAACTTTTATTAAATCTATAACCAAATATTAAACCCCCTGAATAATCAACCCACTGACCACCATTATACTTATGATAAGAGTATGTGTTTTTAGTGTCTAAGTGGTATGGCATAAGGTTTCCCCAAGTATGAAACCAAAAATCTTTTGTAAAATGATAATAATCTAAACCTAAAACAAAAGAGTACTCAACAATACTAGATATAGAACTTCTTTGTTTTTCTACATAATTATTTATAACTTGTGGTATAACAACTTCTTCCCAAACAGCTTGACTGTTTGCTACAACATCACCACTAGGTGAAGAGTATTCTCCATCTAGACTAATAGAATACCCCTCTTGAAGAGCTAGGTATGTATAATGAAGAGTTCCATTATCTAGTACCCAGTCTTCTAAAGGATTAAAGCCATAAGGTTCGGCAAGTCTTTGCACAAAACCCCCGTTAAAAGAAAGCTTACCGTCCCTTATCTTTAATCTAAATCTCTCTGAAGCCTCAAAGTATTTTATATCAGCAAAACCGTCCTCAAGATACTCTATCTTTGTCACCCACTTATCTGCAACATATCTTACAAAGTGATGTTGGTTTGTGTAATTAATACCTAATCGCCTAACAAAGTCAGCCTCAAATAAATATTCAAAGCCAGATAACCGACCTAATGTTGCAGCGTCTGAGTACGAGTTCTCTGTACCGTTATAGAATGTGTTTGCTCTATTTTCGTATCCAAATCTTTTTATCTTCCTGATACCTATAGACATACTATAATCAAAAGGAGTTTCAATAACTTCTTCTTCTAACGAGCCTGAAGTAACTGACCACACTTGATTGTCAGATAAAGATGTACCACCATTTACAGCAGCATAAAATGTAGAGTATTTAAATATGTTATGTAAACCTTGAGATAAGCAGGTGGTTGAAATAAGAAGAAATAATACTAGTAGCCTTTTCATTTCTTTAATACTTTTGTTGTGTTAGTTCTACCCTCGTATGTTACCTTAAAACTATATACACCCGAAGGTAATAAGCTTACATCTAGTTGGTTTAAGCCTTTATGTGTTTGATTTGTTTTTATTTTTATAACAAGCTTACCTGTTATATCGTAAGCTTTTATAGATACAGGTCCGTTTGTTAATATGTTTAATACGTTCCCCATAGGGTTAGGATACATAACTATGTTGTGCCCTCTAAGTAAATCCCTTGTATCTAATGGACTATCTCCACTACAATGCCAATATAGTTGTTGACATTTATCATCCCAACTATTATTACAACAATAAGGGTCAACCATAATTACCCAAGAATAACAAGTGTCATTTGACCAGTATGGAATACCAGGGCCACCAACACAACCTGCATCATATAAACAATCAGCTTCTGTGTTAGCAAACGCTTCATAATTGTAGGCGTTAACATCCATACAGCCCTCAACAATCATTTCGCATTCATCTTCAGAGTTTGCAAAAGGGTCATAGTTAAACGCAGAACTATCCATACAGCCATATATAAATGGAACACAACTAAAGTCTTCCGTATTAGCTTCCTCATTATAATTGTATGCTTCTGGGTCTGTACAGCCAAGAATTGTAGTAAAACAAGCTCCTTCAAGTTCTATATTTGCAACAGGATCATAATTGTCAGCCATAGGGTCCATGCATCCAAAATATAAACAAGAGCTATCCGATACATTTGCTGCGTCATTAAAATTCCAAGCTACAGGATTCATACAACCATAAACAAAAGATTCGCACTCTTCGTTATCTACATTTGCTAAAGAATCATAATTAAAAGCTAACTCGTTGGTACAACCCTCAACTACAGGAATACAATACCCATAATCTGTATTAGCTTCAGGATTGTAGTTAAAAGCTTCAGGGTCCATACATCCCTCTACTACATCTATACAGTAGTCACCACAGTAGGGTAGTGCTGTGTATACGTTCCAAAATGGTGGCTCAAAAGGTTGAAGAGCTCCTTGACCATTTAAAGCAAAAGGATTGCTGCCACCTGATATTAATAAGTCTAAATTGTCATTAAACAAGAAAAAAGAGTTATGCATAGTTTGAAACTCTAACTCTTCTTGTGGGACTTGTGGTGGACCAACTTCAAAGTATCTAATTTGAACAGACATATCTGTTCTTAAGTATAACCACTTAACCTCTTCATATATTCCAGGACCTAAGGTGTATACACCAATCAAACTATCACCTTGTGTAATAACTAAATGAGAGTCACCCCATCCGTCACCACCATCATCATTAATAACTAACCTGTACTCACATACAGGAACTATATCGTTTAGTGTAGCTAAAGAGTCGTAATTAAAAGAAGTCCAGTTTATACAACCCACAACATGTTCTGTTTGACAACTACCGTCATCTACCTGAGCAAAAGGATTAAACTCCATGTAATTATTATCCATGCACCCATACTCTATTGGAATATCACAATGCTCTAGTTGTATTACTCCTGAGTATGCTACGGACCCAAAGTTTGCGTCAGGTAGTTCCCATATAACATCAGGGCTACCACAAGGCTCTAAGTCTCCAAGTATAACAAATCTACCATCGTCATTTTGATTACCCATAGACCCAACCATACCATCGCCATAAGTATCACTTAGTATAAGTTCTACCCCCGCTTCAGGTACGCATAATTGATAAGGTATTGTTGTGTTTGCTTGGTCGTAAGAATACTCTCCAGCTTGAACGCTTTCAACTGGTTGACCTGTAGATATATCGGTAAGAATCCACCCTGTCTCTCCAGGATATTGATCTAGTGTAACTTCTAATAGCATTTTAGCTTCACCATCGCTACACTCTAAATTAGCACACCCTCCATTGTCTACCTCAGCTAAAGGATTGTAGTTTATAGCCTCTGGATCTGTGCAGCCTACTATTGGTAACTCGCATGAGCCATCATCTATGGTAGCTTCAGGAACAAAGTTCCAGGCAATAAAATTCATACAGCCATAAATAGTATCTAGTATAGGTAAAGGACAGTCGCCATCATCAAAGTTAAACTCAGGGCAGTTAAAGTAAATATCATTTCCACCCCAAGAGTAAGCACCATCATCACAGAATCCATCTCCTACCCAACCTAAAATACCAGACACGTCATTACCAATACAGTCTACAATACTATCTGGAATACTATCTGGAATTAATGGTAGGGGTTGAGATTTAACATTTAGGGATATTAAAAATAATATCGGGATGATTTTTTTTAGCATTTCCATCGTCTTCGTGCTTGTCGGATTCTTGAGTTAGGGTCGTTTTGAGTTTTTTGACTGCTACGCTTTAATTGACCTAGTGATCTAGCACAATATGACTTACGTCTATTTGCTGATTTACTACCAGGTTTTACTTTACCAGTTACAGCAGTTTTAAGTTTACTACCAGGATTAGCACGCCTGTAAGCTTTGACACCCTTTTGCGTCATACCAGCTCCAGATTTTGTAGGTCTAAAGTTCCCAGACTTAATACTAGTCTTTATACCCATACCTTTTTTAGCTTTCTTAACTGCTTTCACCTTTTTCTTTTTATATCTTGACACTCTACCTTTAGTATCTTTCTCTATTTGAGCTCTACGTTTTTCTCCAGGAGACAGTTCACTCCAAGTAGTAGGTGTATCCTTTGTTATTCTTTTAGTAGGGCGAAAAGTATTTTCTCCACCCTTGTATCCCTTCTTACCTTTAGGTGTACGCCAGTCTTCTTTGAACCAGCGTTTAAGTCTTAAACCTGCTGCTGTCTTTCTAACTGCCATTACTTTTTCTTTTTCTTACCACCTTCACCCCAGTTAGCAGCACCTACTTTTCTG